GCTCTAGCTGTTGCTAATGCAGTTGCTGTGCTTGAATTACCAACTAAAGCACCTGTGACCTGATTAAAGACAACATCATCACCTGTACCTACTGATTGACCGATTGCGAAGGTCACACCATTACCTGAAGCTGTACTTGTTACACCTGTACCACCAAGTAGAGATAAAGTCTCTGAATCAAGGTCAATAGCAATAGTTGATGAGCCATCTGTGATATCAAGGTCTTGTGCTGTGATATTTGCATCTACATAGGTTTTAATTGCTTTAGCTGATGCAACAGTTGTATCAGTAGCAGCTACACTTGATAAATCAGTATCTAATACACCTGATTTAAGATTATCTAGTTCTATGTTAGAGATAGTGTTGTTATCTACATCTATTGTCTTGTTTGTTAATGTTTGGCTTCCAACTAAAGTAGCAACAGTAGAATCAATCGCAAATGTCACTCCATTGCCTGATGCTGTGGAATCTAGTCCTGTACCACCCAATAAAGAAAGTGTTTCACTATCTAGGTCAATTGCTATGTCATTAGAGCCATCAGAAACATCTAAATCCTGTGCTGTGATGTTTGCATCAACATATGCTTTTATTGATTGCTGTGATGCAACCTTAGTAGCTGAATTACTTGAAAAATCATCTTCATCTAAAAATGCACTACCTGAAACTGAAGTATTTAATACACCATTGTTTATTACTGGTGCTGTTAATGTTTTATTAGTTAATGTTGATGTTGTTCCTGAAAAATATGTATCTAGCCTTGTTATGGCTATTTGTTTCATAGTTCCGTTGTCATTTACTATAAATTGGTCTGCATCTACTAAAACAACTGAACTTGCACTGGTATCACCATCTAAAACATTAACTTCTGTACCTGTTGTAGTAATAGCAATAGAGCCATTAAGTTTTGGTGCAGTAAGTGTCTTATTTGTTAGTGTCTGTGTTCCTGTAAGCGTTGTGACAGTATTATCTATGGCAAGTGTTATGTTATTACCACTTAGGCTAGAAGTTAAACCTGTGCCACCTAAGATTCCAAACACTTCTGAATCTAAATCTATAGAACCACTATTACTACCATCTGTTATGTCTAAATCTTCGGCAGTAAGCTGTGTATCAACATAAGCCTTAATTGATTGTTGTGAAGCTACCTTTGTTGCACTATTTGATGAGAAATCATCTTCATCTAAGAAAGCTGAACCTGAGATTGATGTATTAAATACAGGTGAAGTTAAAGTCGGTGATGTAAGTGTTTTGTTAGTTAATGTTTGTGTACCTGTTAGGGTCACGACTGTTGCATCTATTGCAAAGCTAACATTATTGCCACTGGCAGTAGAACTTATACCAACACCACCTAATAAACCTAATGTTTCGCTATCTAAATCAATAGCTATAATTGTTGTGCCATCGGTAATATCTAAATCTTGTAAAGTAACCTGTGCATCTACATAACTTTTAATACTTTGTTGTGTGACAAGTGCAGTATTACTATTTGAAGCCATGTTGTCTTCATCAAGTATTGTATTTACAGTTGTGCCACTACCATTTAACTGTAAGTTATATATTTTCTGTGTAAGTGATTGTGCTTCTGTTGTATCTGAAGCAGTCCAAGTAGTGTTTGCATTATCATAAACAAGAACAGCACCATTATTAGTTGCACCTGCTGTATTTTGGTCAATACCTCTACCCATGATTGCACTTGGACCAGCAAGTCCTTGTGTTCCGACTGTGGTGACTGTTATTCCATTTGTACTTGTTATCTCAATCTGATTAACTGTACTAACACTTGTTACAGTTATGGAATCTACTGTACTCATGTTGTTATATTCCTTCTGATACTATAAGTACCCTCTATAAGTCTAGTAACTACCGCAGCTCCACTTGTAATCTCAATGTCAAAGACACCATCATCAGGTTCTAAACCAGCAGTATCAGAAGCTGATATAAGTAATGCAACAGTTCCTGCTGAACCATTAATAGTCATACGACCATTTGATGTTGTGAGAGATATTATTGTTGCTGTTGCTGTTGGGCTTTCTTTTAGTGACATAGCACCAGTGAAGCCTGTTAGGTTGACTGTAGCACCTGCTGAATCTTTAAGCGTGAGAGTCTGACCGAATGTTGCTCCCTGCTCTATAATAAAATGATGATATCCTGCACTCATTAAAACTTCCTATAAATTGCATGGTATCTACCATTTAGCTTCTGCTATGTTAACTATAACAAAGAATTTAACTTGATGCTTTCTTTGTTGTTTTCTTTTTAGTAGTTTTCTTCTTTGCAGTTGTTTTTTTTGTTGGTGCTTCTCCACCTTCCCATGCTTCGTTTACATCAGGAGTTGAAAGGTCATCACCTATAAGTTGTCCTTTATCGTTTCTTGCTCTTTTGACTTCTTTAACTTCTGCTACAACATCTAGTGTTTCTTCAACAGAATCTACTTTAACTTCCATAGCCCATCCATTATTAATGAATGTTTCCATGACTGAATCTTGCCATTCGCCTTGTGAATCAACAATTTCATTAGCTTTGTAAAGTTTTACTTCAGTTCCTTTCTCATTGCTTGATGCTGGTTTAGGAACAATTATTTTAAATTTTCTTGCCATGTTTATTTACCTGAAAAAGGGGAGTAATTAAACTCCCCTAAAGTTTGCTCAATTAAGCGTTATGGATAGTGTTTGACTTAGGAGCAACACGAGGTCTGCTCTTTACAATCACGCCACTTATCGGTGTGCCATTTGAGTGTGTTCCTGCTTTCGCTAGAACTAATCTCAAATATCTTTTTCCACCAACATAACCAATCTGCCAATCTCCACCTGCGGTATCAGGGTCTCCACCTGTAGTACCATCAAGTTTCAACCAAATTCCACCAGCAGCTATTGTTCCGTTGATAACATCAGCTTGTACACAATCAGTGTATGTTGAGTCATCATCAGAATGCTCTAATGAAATTTCAAAGTAGATTGAACTTGAAAGTGTATCACCTTCAGCTCCAACATCTACAATTGCAGTTGCTTCTTCAAAGCCTTTCAAATCTACACCAGTGCCATTAGCAGCAGCAGTTTTGACAGCATTGATAATTGAATTACTTACGACAATATTATGTGTTAAATCTTGCATAATTTACCCCTTAAGTAGAACATTTAAGTTTAGAGATAGCTTCTGCTTGTACTATTTGACCACCCACTCTCTTTCTAGCAATGTATCTTACATTACCAGTAGTAGCTTGTGTGAATGGGTCTCTTAGAACAGCTAAGTTAACTCTGTCAACAATCATATAAGCCCTTCTGAAGTCACCGAATGCAACTGGGAAAGTGTTAGCACCTTCACTTGGCATATCTGTAGCTTCAACATAAGGCTGTCCAAGAATAGTGTTTGTCACACCACCCTGTAAAGACATTCCTGCTTGGAACACATACTGACCAGCAGTATCTTTAAGTTTTCTTATTTTAGCTAAAGAAGTTCTGTTAAATACAAAAGTTCCATTTCTAGAATAATCAGACTTCACGTTGTGTACTAATGAAATAAGTCCATCAGCAGTAATTTCATCTGCATCACCTGAATTTACATGTGAAACACCTGAGTGGTCCATAAATCCATGTGGTTTGCCGACTGAATCACCAACTACGAAAGCATTACCTTCAGCTTTAGCAAATTGCTCTGCAAACTCTGATTGCATTTCTGCTTCTAAGTCAAATACTGTGTCTTCTAAGTCTTGCTCAGAGATATCCACTAAAGCATACATTTCGTGTGCAGGGATTTCTTCAAGTCCGACTGAGTAACCAGTAGTTTCACTTCTTGTTCCACTTTCTGATACCCACTGAGCAGAAAACTGTCCGTCCCTTTTAGGAACTTGTATGCTTCTTGCACCAGTAGAACGAACTCTAGCAATACTTCTGATAGGTGAAATTTCAGTTACAGTTTTTAGTAACTCTCTCACATACTCAGGTGGTGCTAAATATCCGCCAGTTGAGTCATTGCTGACTGTTAGTGCTTTCTTCTCTACTGCATCAAGACCTTCCAGTCCTTTTCTACAGTAAGTATCAAACGCACCCATGTATTCATCTACTTGCTTAGATTCAAAACCTGAGTTTGGTCGTGTAACGATTGTCTCTAGTTTCTCAATTTGGCTTTTGATGTTATCAGCGTTAAGTTCAGCAGTTGTTAGTTTTTGATTAATGTCTTCATAAGAATCCATTTTAGCTTCCATCTTAGCTAATTTCTCATCCACATATGCTGTACTTTCGCCTTTTTCAATCTGCTCTAGTCTTTGGTCATTAACTTTTTTAAATTCTTCAAAAGTTGAGCCTAAGTCTGTTATAGCATTTTTTATATCTTCCGACATAATAATCTCCTATTAAGATTTTAAGGTTAAAGTTAAGTTCTTTATGGCATCTACCAATTCAACATTTGAGTCAACCTCTCGTTGACCGAATGCATCAGTGACTGCTTTTGCAGCCATCTTTGCTTCTGAACGAGAAAGACTGAAAGCATCACGCATTCCGTTTTCCCACTCTCTAATAGAAATCTCTTCACCTTTAACTGAACGAACAGTTGCCTGAGGGTTCATGGGAAAGGTTACTAACGACACTTCCATCAAATCTACTTCTTTGATAATACGTTTGTTACCACGTTTATCATATGAAACTTCTTTTGGGTTTACTCTAAAGCCAATAGATAGACCATCTAATGCACCCATTTTTAATAATTCGTATGCTTCCGCACCTGCTTGTGTTTTAAGAGCAAGTCTGCCCTTAACAACTAAACCATGCTCATCTTCTTTTATCTCATCAAACACACCAATAGGCATATCAGACTTATGCTGATATAAGAGTTTTACATTTTGTGGTTTTCTTCTTTTAAGAGACTTTGCGAATGCACCTGCTTCTATAACATCATTACCTAAATCTTTATTTCCAAAGACAGAACCATATCCCTCAAATGTTCCATAGTTCTTATCTTCATCTTCATCATTGTAGGCTTTAATGCTGGATTTAATTTCAATAGATTCTTTTTCTACTTCTTTAGAGTCCATGTCATCTTCAGTTTCTTCAGAATCAGGTTTGCTTTTACCAAACTCTATTATGTAAGAGTCATCTGTTTCTTCTACTGCTCTTATGTGTTTTTCATCATTCTGAATAGAATCTTCTTTGTTTGAATCGTACTCGCTAGTACAGACAGCTAATCGTTGCTCGGAATCAGTATATTCACTCGCCATAGTGTCATCTCCCATACATCTTGTTATAAAATTTTGCCTAGACTCATTACTGTTGGGTTTTGGTATAGGCATATTTACATATATAGTATCTTATTGCATAGATTAGCACAATATATAGGGATATATAAAATAAATGAAATAATACTTG